ACTGCGAATCGGATGACCGCTGGTTTTCTTTGTCAGACTGCATCGGCGCGCTGGTTTGCACGTAGGTCCAACCAGCCGTATACTCGGCCGGTCGCCGGAAACACCGGCACACGGGATTGGCGTCCCGAATTCCACAGGCGCACATAGCCGCGCCCAGCATCTTCACGCGCGGCTTTTTGTTTGCGCACGTCTGGCATCTCCTATGGTGGCGCCGGGCGGGAGCCCCTCACGGGGCGCCGGTTCCTGTGGTCCGGTACGCCAATCCCGTTCGGTCGCCACCACCTCGATTGGCGTCGGGGTGTGGCGGTAACAACCACACCACAGGAGTCTGCTATGACTGGAAATCTCAGCAGCGCGTCCGCGCTCGCCCCTACCCCGAACACCTTCAATTTCGAATCGCACGCGGTGCGCGTTGTCATGCGCGATGCCGAGCCGTGGTTCGTCGCAGCCGACGTTTGTTCCGCGCTTGAAATCGCCAACAGCCGGGATGCGCTTCTAAAGCTTGATGCCGACGAAAAGGGTGTCGGTTTAACCGACACCCATGGTGGCCGCCAACAAGTCGCCATCGTTTCGGAGTCCGGCATGTACGCCCTAGTCCTCCGCTGCCGAGACGCAGTGAGGCCCGGCACCGTGCCGCACCGCTTCCGCAAGTGGGTCACGTCCATCGTCCTGCCGGCCATCCGCAAGACCGGCCAGTTCACCGCACAACCGCGCATCGACGCCGCGCCCCGCGCAGCCCTCACACCCGAAGAGCTCGCCAGCCTCTACCCCGCCGACGTCGAGCGCGCGCTGCAACTGCTCAACAAACACATCTACCAGGCAGACCGCTACACCGGCATGCTCATCGTCCTGCAGGCCGACGACGCCAAAGAGCCCGTCGTCATCTCCGCCGGCAGCTATCGGCACAAGCGCGCCCGCGCGCTGACGGACTTTGCGCGCGCGTCGGTGCAGATTTCGGATTTGATTGAGGCGGGGGTGTAGGGGGTGGGATGGGGCTCGCATCGCTGGCCGGATTCGCGGCGGAGTGGCCCCATCGTGCGTGGCGTTCAAGTTGGCCGTTTCCCCGACGTTCTAGTAAGCGTCTCTTCGATAAGGTGATGCACAGAGTGCGATCTGTCTACCTACCGTCAAGTGCGCCGCGAACCCTGTCGCCGAGAAGGCGTAAGCGCTCAACCGGCTCGTTGGAAAACACGAAGCGAATATAGTCGTCACCGTGTTTTTGCCCCCATCCCGCCATGCCTGTCGCGCATACTCCACGGGCGAAAAGGCGCTGCGCCATTTGCTCGCCGGTCAGGCCGAAGTCCGATACGCGCAATAACATCGACCAGCCCCCCGCCGGCATGCCGAAGGGCAATCCCGCAAGTGCGTTCGCAATCGTGTCACGCCGGCGCTCGAGTTCCGCTACGTAAGCGGGCAAGTCATGGCTGGAGCGCTCCAACGCGACGGCCACTGCCTCCTGTGCTATGCCAACGGGTACCACAACGTTGGCGAGTGACACGGCGATCAGGTCTGGCATAAGCCAGTTCGGTCCTACGATCCAGCCTACGCGCCAGCCAATCATGCGTAGTTCTTTCGACGCAGCGCCGACCGTCACCGTTCGCTCCATCATCCCAGCGAAACCGGCAGGGTGGATCACCTTGCGTCCATCGAAAAGCAACCGCTCCATTGCGCTGTCGACGATCAGTAGGAGATCGTTTCGCACGCACAACTCAGCGACCAGCGTCCAGTCTTCGAGATCCAATACTCCACCGGAGGGCATGGAGGGCGACATCAACAGCATCGCGCGCGTTCGCGGCCCGATAGCCGCCCGCAGCTCCGTGCGGTTCAGCCTCCATTCGCCTTCCTGATTAAAATCGAACGGCACGTGCCGCGGCGAGCCACCCGCTAGCCGGACCCGGTTCAACAGCCCAGCATAAGTCGGATCAGTGACGATCACCTCGTCGCCAACTTCGATGGTGGCGAGCAGCACATTGAGGATGCCCGACAAGCCACCCGCGGAAATCACGACGTTGTCGGCGGTGTAAGCCTCCCCCGAGAGGGCCGAGACGTGCGCGGCAGCGGTCGCGCGCAGCCGATCGTGGCCGACGAAAGGGAGATAAGAGTTGGCCGAATCGCGCACGACGGCCGCTCGAGTTATTTCCAGCACTTCAGGCACTGGTGCGATATCCGTGTCGAGATTCTCGAGGCGCAACATATCGCCGCTCGAATGGTCGGCCAATGCACCCATTCGATCGACACCAATCCCGGCAATGTGCGCAAGACGTGCTGGACGATGATGCGTCATGAGCGCTCCCTTTCATGGTAGATTATAGATAATTGATAATCAGGATGTTCGCAATGACTGGCAATGTCAAGGAGGATCGCTCGGTCGCCGGGCATATCGCGGCGTCGCTAGCGAAGCGCATCGTGTCCGGCGACATTGCGCCGGGCGAGCGCCTGCGTCAGGATGAGTTGGCCCTACAGTTCCAAGCGAGCCACGTACCAGTGCGCGAAGCCTTTAGGCGACTAGAAGCGCAGGGCCTTGTTGTTTCGGAGCCAAGGCGCGGGGTTCGCGTGGCACCGCTTGATCCGCTTGCGGTGCTCGAGGTAGCGAAAATGAGGGCGACGCTGGAACCACTCGCGTTGCGCGAGTCCATGCCGGCGTTAGCCGACGCCAGCTTCACCGAGCTTGATCGACTGCTCGAAGACGAATCGTCCGAGCACAGCCTTTTGCAACTGGAAGAACTCAATCAGCGGTTCCATCGCGCGCTTGTCGAGCATTGCGAGATGCCGCGCCTCCTTGCCGCAATAGACGATTTGCATCGTGCTAGTACACGCCACTTATTTGCCGCGTGGAAACGGCTCGACTGGCAGTCTCGGTCGCATCATGAGCACAGGCAGATTGTCGAGGCACTCCGTGTTCACGACGTTGAAGGGGCCTGCGCAGTGCTCTCCAGCCATATTCTTATCGCTGGTGAGGCACTCGCGGCCGCACTTGAACGCTGACCGTCGATGACGTCCGGGCCTGACGATTCCAGGCATGGCTTGCGTAGTAGGCTCGAAGGTCTCGGCTGGGACGAAGACGGCGTTCATGCTCGCGCGATGTGTTGGCCCTCGTCAGGGCTGAGCACAAACATCCGAATTCACCAAGGCTCGTTCGCGCGCCTGGAGATACCTCAGTTTCTCCCCATCCCGCTCTGCCCCTGCGAAGAGATCGACAAGATCCGCCGCATCCTCTCCAGATAACTCACATCGGCCGGCGGCTCCATCGCCCAGGCCGGCGCCGGGCTGATCTTCACCTGCGCCGGCACCGGCGTCGGGCTGGCAACGGGCGCGCACTGACATCCGTACAGTGCCAGCAGCAAGAGCGCGCTGCAGGCGCGTGTTTTCAGCGGTGGCACGTTGCATCTCCGAGAAATGGGTACGGTCGAGCGCGTCGAGCTGGTCGGTAAGCTGCCGGTGCTTGTCGATGGCAGCCCGCAGGGCCGTCACGACGGTATCGACGGCGGCTTGGCGCTCGATGGCGTGGTCGCGCTGCATCTGCGCGATGGCCTTGTCGTAGCGGTTGGCTTGCCAGCCCCACGCCGCTGCTGCAGCTACCGCCGCCACTGCCACCAGGCGGATCGTTGCGAAGTTCATTGCCTTTGCCTTGTCGGATGATGTGGGTGACCCACAGGCCCGCCATCGCCAGCGCGCAATGCAGTTGGACGGTGGCGATGTCGTGATTGGCGCCGAGCGCCGTGGAGGCGCTGCCCAGCGCGCACAGGGCGACTGCGCACAGCAGCAGCGCGCCGCGCAGCCCGTGCGGAATGGCCTGCGTGAGTGCAGACCAGGCCGCCCCCGCGCAGATGCCCACGAGCGCCACGATGTCGATGGCGGTGAGCACGTCGTGTTGGCTGAGCGTCATTCTTTGCGGCCTCCTGTCCAGCGTTGGGCTGCCTGCTGCAGCCAGTCGTGCACCAGGCGCCGCAGCGCCGGAAGCTCGCCGTATGCGTAGCCGACGATGGTCAGCCCGAACACGCCGGCGATGAACTTGATGGCGTCAGACTCAAGCCCCGCTGGCACGTGCCACAAAGCAATGACGCCGTTGCCCAGGTAATGCGCGCAGGCAATGCCCAGCAGCAGCGCTGCCACGCGCTGCACCGGCGTGCCCGGTATGAAGCGCAACGACACCAGCGCGCCGGCCGCGCTGGGCAGAATCGTGTCCACCACGCGCAGTAGCGCGCCCCAACCTGTTTGCTCTGCCATTCATGCTCCCAATGCTTGTTTGGCGACCGCCCAGCGCGCGCGGCGCGGCTCTGCGCCCTCCATGGCGGGGCCGTTGATGCGGCGCGTGATCTCGTCAAACTTGCCGGCGTCGGCCAGCTTGCCGAGCCCGAAGGCCCACCAGTACCAACCGGCGGAAAGCGCGGCGTAGTCGTCGCGCTCCAGCAGCTCGGGGTGCGTAACGAGATCCAGATCGAGCGCAAGGCCACACTCGCGGTAGTTGGCCAGGAAGGTGATTTGCTTGAGACCACGACCTCGGTACCGCCAGCCGTCGCCGCTGGCGGCGTCTCCATTGCCGTAGCGGTTGGCGTAGGCGATGTTGGCGATGCGCATCTGCCGCTCGAGCGGCACGGCGCGCTCGCCGGGCTTGCGGCCGAGCGTGACGGCCAATGCGGGTGTGACGCGCGAGAACATGCCGGGCAGCGCGGCAACGGCGTAGTTGAAGGATTCGGTCACGCGGGCGAAGCCGCCTGACTCGTGCCCGATCTGCGCGATGAAGGCCGCTTGCTGCGCTGGCGTGGAGATACCGAAGCGCGTGCAGGTGGCCTCGATGTGCGGCCACCAGCGATTGGCGAGCGCGGGCGGCAAGGCGGCGGCCTTGCTGAAGGTGTCTTTGTTCATGGCTTGGAAACGAAAAAAGCCCGCCGGGTGGCGGGCTGTTTGGGATGCGGCCGCGGTTGCGAGCGCGTGTGTCGTGTTACTTGGGCGGTGCAGGAATCGCCAGGTTGTTCACCTTGGCCGCCTTCCTAGGCTTGGCGTGGCCGGCCTTGGCCTTGCCGGTGTTGCCGCCGTTCAGGCTCACGTTCACCAGCCAGCTTTTGTTGGCGTAGATGTGCGTGACGGTATCGGCCAGGTAGTCGCCATCGGCTTGGGCTTTGAAGCCTTGCAGGCGCAGCGTTTTCTCGGCGCTGATATCGCCACGGCCCATCATCTCCAGTTCGCCTTCGGCTGTGCTGCGGTTCATGTCTTGCAGCTTGGCTTTGGCAGCGGCCTTGGCGGCCTGCGGGCTGGCGTGCACGTGTCGATCGGTGTGCGTGGCCTGCGCGGGGCCGCCGCCGGGCGCTTCCGGGTTGGGGATGTACAGATCGATCTTGCGGCCGGTCTTGGCATCGTGCGCGCGGGTTCTGACACCGCCGACGCTGCTGCGGTCTGGGAATGTCAGGCGGTAGCGCATCAGGTCTTCCGGCCGCAGCACAATCGGCGCGAGTGGTTTGCCCTCTGCGGATTTACCGCCGCCGCGCGGGGCGACGATGAGCCGGCCGCCCTTTACCGTGGCGGTGCCGCCGTACTGGCGCGCAAGCCGGGTGATGAAGTGCAGATCGCTCTCGCCGAATTGGTCGGCGCGGTCGATTTGCGCCTCGATCGTGCAGGCGGGCTTCCACCCGTGCCGCGCGGCCACACTCGCCACGATGGCGGCGAGCGTCGTGCCGGTGTAGCTGGCATTGCGCTGCGCCTTGGCGGTGGCGCGCATGTCGGCCGGCTTGCCGCGTATGACGATGGTAGATGGCGGGCCGCTCAGCTCGATCTCGTCAACGGCGTAGGTGCCGCGTGTCGACAGGCCCTTGCCCGCCCAGCCGAACGAGATACGCAGCGTGGCGCCCTTGGGCGGGAAGGCGATCTTGCCGTCGCGGTCATCGAGGCGGATCTCGCAGCGGTCGGCTTCCATGCCGGGCTTGTCGGTGGTGCGGATCTCCAGCACGCGATCGCGCAGCAGCGCGGTGATGTCTTTGCCGTCTGCCAGGACTTCAAATTGCGCTTCCATGGGCTACGTCCAAAGGTGGATGGGCTCGTCACGTGGGGGCGTGAGGTCGGGCAGGTATATCTCCACGCCGGCGGCGTACGGCTGGCGGCGTGCGGCGAGGCCCGGGTTGGCATCGAGCACGGCTTCTACGGTGCCGGCCAGCGTGCCGTATGCGCGGTAGCAGAGCACGTCGAGCACATCGCCGTCAGATGTTCTGATAGTCATCGCCATAGCGTCGGAACTCCAAATCGAAACCCTGTTTGCGCGGCGTGCCATCGGCCAGCAGCGCGTCTTGCTCTTCGCCCACGCGGTCGAGGAAGTAGCGGCCGAGCACGTCGCCCGAGCCGGTGGTGAGCTGCACGGGCTTGAGCGCAGCGCCAATGGCGCGCAGGCGGTCAAGCTGCCCTGCCCCGGCGCCGCCGGCGGTGAAGATGGCGCCCGATACGGTGATGGTGTCGCCGCCGGCGCCGACGGCCTGCAAGGCCTCTTGGCGCTGGATGCGCTCCTGCGCGGCGATGTTGTAGCGGGTCTCGCGGCGCAGGCGGTCGTATGCAGCGGTGCTCAGGCCAAACTGGAACTGCTCGCCGTCGTCGGTCGACAGCACGAGCAGGCGTTCGGTGGCGCCTGCGGCTTGGCCGGCGCCCAGGATCTTGTCGGGCCCAAGCGCGTAGCTGGGCACCAGACTGCGCACGTTGGAGGTGACGGCGGGCAGCACGGCATCGAGGCGGCGGCGTACGGTTGCCAGTGCGTCGCTGGTGGTTTGCGCGGCGCGCAGGACGGATGCGAAGCGCTCGCCCGCGGCGGTGCGCTGGATGCCGGCCAGCGCGGTATCCGTCAGGCCGAGCGCGCGCTGCGCTGCACCTCTGCCTGCAGCCGTTCGGCCTACGCCGCCAATGGCTTCAGCGGCAGCGGCAAGCGCGGTGCCGGCGCTGTTCAGGTCGCCCAAGGCCTGCGCCTCGCGGCGATGGGCGTTGGCTTCCCCTGTGCCGTCCGGCTTGTCCAGCAACCGCTCCATCTGCCGGACGTGCTCGGCCGCACGCGCTGCATGCGTGGCCGCTGCGGATGCGTAGTTCAGAAAATCCATGGTGTGTTCCGTTACAGATGCGGGCGATCCGACATGGCGGCGCGGCGTTGCTGCGCGGCGTATTCGTCGAACTGGCGGCGCAGGTGGGGCATCAACTCCTCGGCAAGCTGGCGCGGGTCTTTGACATCGCCATGCACCGTCAAGGCGATGCGTGGCGCGAACTCGAAACGTTGGTCGACCTGCGGCGGCGGTGCCGGCGGCGCCTTGGCTAGCGCGCTGGCCGTGCCAAGCGCCTCTGTTGCGCCGGCAGGCAGAACGGGCTTACCGGCTTCCATCGCGGCCTTGGGCTTGGTGCTGCCCAGCGCCAACCCTGCTGCGGCGCTACCCGCCGTGCCGCCCAGGTACGAACCCAGCATGCCGCCCAGCAGCCCGCCGACCACCGTGCCGATGGGCCCTGCGATGGCGGTGCCGGCGATTGCACCGATGGCGCGGCCCGCAGCTCCGCCGGCAAGTTCGCCCGCCAGCCCTGCGCCAATGCCCGCGATGGCTTTGGCCTTGTCGGCCTTGGAGCCGGGGCTCTCGGCCGCTTGGGCGCTTGCCATGCCGGCCGTGCCCACCAGCGCCAAGACGCCAGCGACAGCGCCGACCTTGCCCAGCTTGGGCGCTGCACCTTTCAGGAACCGGCCCGAAGCACCCAGCACGCCGGGTGCCTTTGTTGCGGCCGGTGCAACCTTGGCGGCAGAGGCAGCCACCCCGGCCGTGCGACCAACGCCCGCCGCAACGGCGTTGCCACGAGCGATATCGGCCACGCCCTTGCCGATCTTCCATACGGCGCGCCCGGTCCTGAACGCCAGAATCGACGCCAGCACGCCGCCAATGGCGACGGTGGCCTTGGGCGATTCCGCCGCCAGCTTGCCGACCGAGTTACCGGCGCCGGCAGCGAGATCCGCCACGCTATCCGTCACAGGCTTGAGCGCATCGCCGATGCGGCGCATGGCTTCATCCCACGCCTGCCCGACTTCGGCCCATTTCTGTTTGGAGCTGGCGCGGCGGTCTTCCAGGTCTTTCTCGATCTCGCCCGCCGCCTTCGCCCCCTCGTTCTTCAAGCGCTGATACAGATCGGAGTTCTGCATGTAGGCCGTCAGCGCTGCCTTGACCTGCATGTCGTTGAAGAGATCGCCGGTCTTCATGGTCTCTTCAAACGCGCGCATCTGCGCGTCGCGCTTGGCGGGGTCGGATTCGTTGTTGAACTGCTTTGCCGCGGCGGCAAGCTGCTGGGCCTTCTGTGGGTCGGCCTGCTCGATGTACGCGCGGGCCAGCACGAAGGAGGCTTCCATCGTGCTCCAGCCCTTGCCGATGGCCTCGCGCATCTTGGCCTGATAGTCGATGCCGGCTTTGGCGTAGTTGCCGGCCGTCTCTGCGCTTCCGATCTTGGAGAACCAGTTCTTGGTGTTGTTGGCGGCCTCGTCTGCGCTGCCGGCCGTCTTCATCTGCACCTGCAGCAGCGCGCCGAGCTGCTCGACCGATGAGTTGCCGACAATGCCCAGCTTCTGCATGTCGGCCAGCAGCACCGGGAACCAGCGTGCCATGTCGCTCGATTCGAAGGAGCCTTCCTTGCCCTGAAACGCGATGGTCTCGAGCGCCTGCGCCATCTTGGCCGGGTCGGATATCTTGGCGTTCTGCTCGAGCGCCTGAATCATCCGTGCGGTTTCTTTCGGGTCTGCGCCCTGGCTGACAGAAAACTTGCCCACCAACGGCGCGAACGACAGGGCGCGATCGACGTCCATGCCGGCCGACACCATCTGGTTGACGGCGTCTGCCAGCACGTTGCGGCCGATGCCACTTTGCTGCGCGGAGGTGGCAATGCCACTGCTCATCTCGCGCTCTTTGTCGGTGCGCGCCGCGCCGGCCTTGATGGCGATGTCGCGGATGATGGCTTCGTAGTTGGCGGAGATGGCCGTGGGCACTGCGGCGGCAGCGACAAACTTGCCGGTGTCGCCGATGGTATTGCGCAGGCCGTCTCGACCACTGGCGACGAGCTGGGTGCCGCGCGCACGCAGTTCCAGCCCGCGCGCGGTACGGCCGAGCCGTTGATACGAGCGGTCGAGCCGGTCGACCTCGAACCCGGCTTCGCGCAGCGCGCGGGTGTTGCGCTCGATTTTGATGCGCACCTTGTCTGCCGCGCGGTCGCCGGCGGCGTGCAGATCGCGAAACTCGCGCTGCAGGCGTTGCGTCTCGCCAATGGCGTTCTGCCAGACGCGGGCCTCGCCGGCACGTTTCTTCAGTGCGTCGAGCTTGCTGCCGACCTCGTTGACGGCACGGCCCAGTGTGGAACTGACCGCACCGCCGATGAGGATGCCGAGCGCAATGTCTTTCGTTGCCATCCGTGCTCCTCTGCGTCAGTCGGTCAACCACCACACCATGTCGTCGACCGTCATAGCGTCAATGTCAGAGGGGCTGACGCCCATCGCCAGCAGGCGCTTGGTCAGCAGCTTGACCTCCCGCATCGGCACCCTCGCGGTCGGCCAGCAGCCGAAAGTAGCCGCGCTGCACGCGCTGGTAGTCAACGTAGGTCAGGCCCTCGATGTCGTTCTGGCCGGCGGTGGCGAGCGAGGCGAACAGCAGGATCTCGCGCAGTTCTTCATCGCCGCCCGCCTGCTGGCCGGCGACGCGCATGTCGCGCACGGTCGGCTGGCGCAACGTGAGCGCGTCGACCTTGACGCCGTTGACTGTGGCAGGAAACTTCAGCTTGATGGTGGTGGTTTGCATCTTGGTGATTCTCTGGAGGGGTCTTACATGCCGATGGCGGCGCGCACTTCGGCGAGCTGGTCAACGCCATCGATGACGCGTTTGCAGCCGAGCACGTCGATCTCGTGCCAGACGCGGCCGTCGATTTCGAGCTTGTAGTAATCAGCGCTGACGGAGTACTTGGATTCGGATTTCTCGCCGGGCTTCCACGAGCCCGGATCGACCTCGTAGAGCATGCCGCGCAGCACCAGCACAACGCTGCGGGTCTTGCCGTCTTTGGTGCGCAAGGCACCGCGGAACGTGCCGTTGAAGGCGTTCTGATCGGCCAGGCCGAAGAGCTTCAGCACAGCGGTGGACAGCGTGACAAGCGAGAACGAGGCTTCCATCGCCTCCATGCCCATATCGAGCTTGACTGGCGCGTCCATGCCGCCGCCGCGGTAATCCTCGGTCTTGATCTTCAGCTTGGGCGGCGTCAGTTCCGACGCCTGCCCAGCGAGGTTCGTGCCATCCACGAACAGGTTGAAGTTGTAGAGTGTCTCGGGTACCAACATGCACCTCCGTTATTTGGTGTCGAGCACTTCGGTCAGCCACTCGTTGGTGACTTCGAAGCGGAAGATCGGGTTTTCTGCGGGGATGACATCGGTGAAGCGCACGTTCCACACGACGCGGCCCTGCTCGATCTGGCTGGCGGTGTTGAGCACCGGGTCTGCGTAGACTTCGAAATTGATCAGCGCGCCCGCGTTGCGCTGGTCGCGCATAAAGGCCTGCAGGCCTTCGGTAACGTCGTGCACGTACGTTTTGGTGATGCCCCGGTCGACCGCCCATTTATGGCCGGCCTGCGCGGCATCCATGAGGATGTCCAGCGTGCGTACGCGCGTGACGAACGACCATTTCGGATCTGCCGACAACGTGCGGTTGCCCCACAGCCGGTAGCCACCGTCACGGATGATGGTGGCGATGCGAGCTTCGTTGAGCAGGTTGGCGCGGCAGGTCGGATCGTTGTCGAGAAACTCGATGGGCCGGCCGGTGCCGGTGATGCCGACGAATTCCTTGTTGGATGGCGACGCCCAGTAGCCATACTGCGAATCGGTGAACGCGAACAGGCCCGCTACGAAGGCGGATGCAGGCGCATCAACCTCGGTATTGGCGGCGGTGTCCCACGTGCGCACGCCGGGGTCGACCATGTACAGGCGCTTCGAGCCGAAGTTGCGTGCATACGCGAGCGCGGCTTCGTCGGTGGTGTTCGGTCCATCGATGATGCCGATGGCGCGCAGCTTGGACGCCAGTGCATCCACGGCCGTCGCCACTGGCTGGCGTGCGGTGAACCCCGGCGCGATCAGCAGGCGCGGTTGCACGTTGAAACGCGACTTGGCGTCGAGCAGCGATTGCAGGCCCGTGCGCATGCCAGCGCCCGTGGTGCCGCCGATGACGCTTGAGGTTAGCGCGTCTGCATCGTCGGAATCCGCAACGCCGGTTGCGACGATGACGGCCGACGTGCGCTCCTGAATGGCCTTGATGGCGCGGGTGATGGCGCTGTTCTGGCCGAAGGCCTGCGCTGCCTCGCGCGGGTTGGTGATCTGCACCGGCACATCGGGCTGCACGAGATCCGGGCCCGGCGTGTACGTGTCGACCAAACCGATGATGGACGACGACGGCACGGCGATCGGGCGCGGGCCCGTGTCGACAATCGTGGTGGTGATGCCGTGGAAGAAAGAAGATGCCATGCGGCTCCTCGATGGGAAGTGGACATGAAAAAGCCCCGCTCGGTGGCGGGGCTTGCTGGGTACGGGGTGAGCGCGCTGACGAGCCAGCGCGCTATGTCGACTTAGTTTTCGATGTCGATCTCGATGGGATACCGGCCATCGCGCGGGACGTGAGCGTGTT